TGTCATAATTCCGCAGGATTGTCCACCTGTTTTTTGTTCTGGATGCCTAGTAAGTTTTACGCTTTCTAAAAGCATTTTTTTAGTTTCTGTTTTCATTCAAAAGTTGTTTTATTTTTAATCGCACTATTCATATACCCATTCGAACGTTATAAACAAGTGGTTTTTACTTTACTGTTCAGCTTTTAAAAATCCTACCTAATTTAAAGGTTTGTTCAGATTTAGTTTAGCCTGTATTTCAAAACCACTAGTGTATAACATTGTGTATAAGAAATAAGGGCTGTTGTGCCACTAATCAAGAGTGTTAATGGTTCGAGTTTGCAACCTCTAATCAAAACCGTTCGCCAAATTCCCTTACTTATCATATACAAGTACCGTTATAGTAATTAAATTATTGTTCTAACCGGACCCTCTATATTTACATACGTTTTCTTCCATATTCACTTTATTTAATTGTTTATATTAATGAACGTCCGCATAAGTCAAACCGAACTGAACATCTATTGTTATTTCTATGTTCAGCTTCAACAACTCGTTAACCTTTACCATAGATTCTTTTACTACTTTTTTAGCCCTATCTTCTTCTCCTTTTTTAACTAAGGCTAACATCTCATCATGGTACTGTAAGAAAGGTATAACACCTTCTTTTACCATGTAGATAAGCCAGACGTCGAAAACAAAAGCTCCTGTACCTTGGTTTAATGTACTGAAAATATCTCTCTCCGACCTTACAGAGTACCATAAATTACTTACGGGGTTTAGTAACCACATTTGGTCCTTAATAGTTTTTACCTCTACATCACTAGGTAACTGTTTAATTGACCAGTTTCTATCCCAATAAGATTGTATAAGCTTTTTAGCTTCTTTTGTAGGCATCCCTACAGTCCTGCCTAATTTATCAGCGCCTACTCCATAGATACAAGAATAGTTAGCCACTTTATAAACATGCCTAATAGGTTTTAACCTATCTTTAACTTTCTTATCCCCTTGGTTATAAGCTTCAAGCTCTTCTTGGGTAATCGCGCCCGCTCGTATAGCCAAATCTAAATGAGGGTCGAAATCTTTTTCCATTTGTTCTATAACATAGTCTGGGTCATAGTCATACATGTAATGCCTCTTAGTGTTATCTTCTAGCGAGACTATATCTGAGCCAAGTAAAACATATCCTTCTGGGGCCACAATACATTCTCTGATTATCTGACCGTCTCTCAGGTTATTTGCTACGGCCTCTTCTTTAGTCATACCACCTTCTATAGCTTTTGCTATATCTCCATTTACACCGGGCAAGTTTACAATAGGCTTAGAATGTCTTAGTCTTAATGTGTTAGTAAAACCTACCGAGCCTGCAATACAGTAGCCCTCTTTATCTACAGAGTCTAAGAAACCGTTAAGTACGCCTAACCTGTGGTTAATTACCGTCAGGCCATCTAATTCGTTTATAGCAGAGTCTTTCGAGGCTAATTCTAGTACGCTAGGGCAAAGCTCTTTATCTTTGTTACGGATTTGAGGTACTGGGCCATTAGCTCCATCATTAAATATCTCAGGCTCCCAACCTAAACTAAACAACCAATCTTTAACTTGTGACGTAGAACTAGGGTTAGGGTCTTCGTAGACGGTTTCCGTAGTAAGTGGTAAACCTTGCTCCCTTAGAAACTCATACCACTTCACGGCATTAGCCGATAGCTTACTCTCTTCTACCTCTTTTGTATCTAAAGGTAATTTCTTAGTGTACAAATACTCTTCCCACTTCTCTCCGGCTTTGCACAAACTTCCGTCAGCTTTGTGCATAGTCTTAGGAGCGCTTTTAATTTTTACATTGTACATTTGTGACGGCCTAGACTTCATTACGGGCCCATTAGGCATAGCATCTATAAGAGCTTCTTCTTTCTCTTTTAAAAGAGGAGTAAGTATGCTTATATTTTCGCGCACCATATCAATATCTATTTTAGTCAAAATTCTCTGTTGCTCAACTAAACAGTCCATCTTAAACATAAGGTATTTAATTAAGGAGTTGGCTCGTAACTCACTGCCATACAACTCTACTAACTTTTCCATAATGTCTTCCCACAATGCAATGTTAATCTTAACATCTTCTTCGCATCTGTGTCTATAGTCTTCGTAAGTAAGGTTCTCCCAATCATCAATCTTAGGCTTATTTATACCGTAATCTTTACCGAAAGCTTCTAGTCCGTGGGTTCCGTTACGTCGGTTAGGGAAGATATACCATGATAGTGGTAAAGTGTCTATTATCCTAGCCTTTACTTTAAACCCTAATACTCTCTCAAGCTCCACAGCATCGAACATCTTGAAAAAATGTCCTACTACTGTATTTTCAGGGTCGCTCATAATCTTTTTCATAATAGCGTAGTCTGGCGTAGATTTAATCTGCCATTCACCCTTTACGTCTTTCCATCCGACAGACATTACGTGTATCTTTGTAGAGCGCAGTCCGTCGGTTTCAATATCAATTACATATAGTGCCATATTGTTTTGTTTTTTTAACGTTCACACGTCCATCCCAGTGCATTTGAGATAATAGGTAATTCTTTTACTATTATTTCTTTTATATCCTTAGCTATAAGCCTTATCTCTTTTTGAGCGTGTTCGTCGTCCCTGATTTGTAAAAAATGAATCCAAGAACGTATAGTACCAGTCATAAATATAGTTGTAGATGTGGCCATAGGTAGTACCATTCTAGCACATTCCCTAGCTACACCTGCATTTAATAAATCTTTATATAAGATTTCTCCGAGCCTGTTATAGGTATCTATAACTTCACTTGCCGGCTTTTGTACTATAAAAAGAAGGTTATTTATAAGAGGATTAAACACTTCTGTACTACTTTGTCTATTATTAGTAGCTTGTTTCCTTAGTTCAATAGGCTCTATGTCTGTTACAACAGCGTATCTTTGGCTAAACTCTTGAAAGGTAAAACTCCTATGCCTTATAAGCTGTATGCCTATAGCTTTAGAAGTCTCTATCTCAAAAGTCATACTACCATGTTCGAAAGGGCTCCAATGTTTGTTCTGTATCAAATAATTTATTAAGCCTTCCGGAGCTTGCGACTTGTCTTGTCTTGAGCTAGATACTCTAGCTATTTCTACTATATTCTGCTCAGCGTCAGGCGTCATTACTTTTAATCCTACTTTCATTATATTATATCTTTTAAGTTATAAATCCTTTTAAAGCCTACATCATACCTTTTGTTATGAGGGGAGTCCATTAAGAAGGTACAAATACCCGCTTGATTGAGCTCTTTGAAGTTATGCCATCCGTCGTCTACAAAAATATCTAAGCCTTGCTCTTTAGCTATAACTGTTTTAGTTCTCTCTGAGGTAGTAGTGAATACCGGTCTAGCAGGAAAACCGTGCTTTGCTAACCACGCTTCGGTTACAGCAGAGTCTACTGGCCTTGAGGTAATATAGCAATGAGGTTCAAAAGGTAAATCCTCTGGTTTTATTAGGGGCCGTAGGTTCATATAAAACTCATCTAACTTTCCTTCTTTTTTCATTAGCTCAAAAGTTTTTAACAACTCTCTATCGAAGTACCAACTAGATGGTGTAGTCATTCCCTTCATACTAGTCCAATCTCCTATCCAATCTGCTAACACCTCATCTATATCTAACCCTATCTTTACATCCTCTAAATAAGAATGGTTCCTGTCGTCTCCTTGAGGGTATATCTTATAATAGGCTGAAAGAAAGTGTGCATTACATTGTAGGTGGTCTATGTGAAGCTCTCCTGTCTCGTTGTCATAATCTTCTCCCGATTCTATAGCAGCTAAATGTCTTTTAAGAGATTGTAATATATTGCTCCACTTCATACCGCGCTCCCAATTATGGGGTGCGTATTTCTTAGCTCCTTTAGTTAATACTCTTACTAGGCCTTCTATAGCTACGGGATGCTGTAAATCATACCTCAGTTTGTCTGAGTTATATCTAAGCCCTCCTCCGTCTTTTGCACCGGTTGTAGGAGGGCGTGGTGTAGTATCTTCTGTTACTGGCGAAAACCCCCCTAGTGGGGCAATGGGGTCGAACATTCCTCCAAAGACTACATTCATTTCTAATAACTCTTTAATTTTTCTTTCTGCGTTTGTCATTTTATGTTTTTTAGTTATATGTTTTTTCTTCTGATATTTCAAAAGATACGTGCCAAGTTGATTGTACCCCGCAGCTTAGTTCATAAGTTAAAGAGTCTATCCTTACATTAATAGCTGTGACTATACGAGGCCTTTGCTCTACGTCTGTCTTTAAAAAGACCGTTTGTTTTAGTTCAAAATCGTTATTTATTCTTAACATATTGTATAGTTTTATCCGAATGCGTCTGTAGGGTCTATCTTAGGTAAAGGTTTAGACTCTTTCTTTTTTGTTTTGCTTTTATTTTTACTGAACATAGGGTTGGTCCCACTAGAATCGAAATAACCAGTAAAACCTTCTACAGTCTTATAAGATAGCGCGGTAGATTCATTAGATGGTGTAACGCTACCCCCAGTGCTCGGGTCTTTAACCTTTTCCGACCTTATCTCCATCATCCTCCTAAGTTGAGGTACTCTGTGATTAGTTACCCTGTGATAGGTTAGGAATCCGTCGGACCTGTTAGCAAACATGTTACCACCAATAGCATCGTACTTAGTCGGAGCTTTTATATACCCTTCTGAATCCCTTGGCGCCCTAGTTGCTTCTGTTATAGGATGGACTGACATAAATATACTCATCTCTTGTTTAGAGTAGATGTTTAGCCTAGACAGTAGGTCATCATTATAGTTGTAGCTGTTTTTACCCTCTGGCTTCTTGAAATAAGAAAAAGGGTCTATAAACAGGCCATCTAATTTATAAATACCTGAAAGTTTTGACGCTCTCTCCATCACATCTTCTACCGTATAAAAAGTCTCATTTTTAAACACAAAGAAATGCGCGTTCATAAAATCCATAAACAACTGTAGCTCGGCTCTGTTACTCTTATAGTCACTTACCGGCCTTCCGCAAAGAGCTTCTAATAAGTACCTTTTAATAGTACTCACATCATTCTCTCCACAACATACCGCAAACTTTTTACCATAAAGTACAGACAGTGCTGCAAGTTTGTGCAACATCATAAAAGTCTTACCAACACCTTCAAAAGCTAATATAAAGTTTAGCGTATTGTCTTTGTAGACATAGTAAGGGTCTAGTTCTGGCCAACCAAAAGATAAGCCCAACGGTATAGTTCCATCGATAAACTGCTCTAACCTCTCTTCATCTTCTCCTGCCCAAGAAATAAAAGATAAATCTTCTAAATCATCATCCTTAACTTCTTTGCTACGGCTTGGAGTTTTATCAGTACCGTAGCCTAATTCTCCTAACTCATAATAACCTTTCTTGTAATTACCTTCGTGAGAAAGTATACAGTAAATGGCTGAATTGCTATAAGGTTTCTCAGTCTCGAAGTCTGTTGAGGTAGAGAACACGTATAAGAAACAACCGTCTAGGTTATAAGTAGCTGAAACACCTTCTCTTCTCTTGTCTGGCCTTTTTAGATAAACCCATTCCTTGTCTTCTTTTAGTATCTCCCAACCATTATCTTCTAAGAGGTCTAAGCCTACGTCAGGGTCGGAGTTATACTTAGGGAACGGGTCTTCATACTCTCCCTCAGCGTAAAAAGTTTTCTTAGCTTTTATTCTCTCGTCGTATAGTTTAGAAGTTGTAATTAACACATTCCTTTCATACTCCTCTAAGAACTTAATATCTGTAATCTCGCCATAGATAATTTCATATCCGTCTGAGGGAAAGCATTTAATATAACCTCCTTGCCCTCGGGTCTCTATGATAACTTCTTTGTTTGCTTTAGATGCTAACTTCTTGTTACCCTCTACAACCGAAGTCCTGTACAATACGTGATAACCTCCGCTCTTTGTTCTTGATACTACGAGCTTTCTTAATATGTTTTTAGGTATTTTAGATTTCCACTCTTCCCAAACCTCCTCTGCATTATCTAGTACGTCTAAGTCTAAATCTATAACTTCTAGTCCGCCAGAAACAGAGCCAGTACATATCCCAATCTCGTGGAATTTATACTGGCTAAGGTCTTCTTTTATAGGCATTA